CCTCCGGCTGTGGCCGCATCCATACGGCAGAGTGGCGGTGGGGGCGGAGGGATTACACTTATGATTTCCCCTGGGGCCATTGTCGTGACCGGAACCTCGGATCCTATCGAAGTAGGCAAGTCAGTCGTCAAGGAAGTCGAGTCGAGCATTCGTACTGGGCGCTTGGGACATGTCATTGCGCAGCGAGTAGGCAAATGAGAAGCTACCCGACGTATCTGTCGTTGCTCAATTACGTAGCGACGGCTGCGATTACCACGACNGATCCNAATGGNAGNGCGACGGCAGACTATATACGATCTCCAGGGCGTCCGTTCCTTCCGTGGCGAACGGGTGCGCTGGGTGCGCAAAACATCGTGATCAATTTCGGCAGTACGAAGTCTGTCAAGCTGCTACTCCTTGTTCGGACAAACTTTACAACCGCGAATATTCAAGGTCATCCATCCGATTCCTGGGGAGCCCCGGCGTTTGATCAAGCCATTACGATCAGCCGGAACCCGTGGAATTATCGCTATCAATGGGGCATGCGAGTGGTCGGATTCAGCTATCAGTACATGCGTATTTCTATCCCGAGCCAATCGACTACGGATGGGAGTACTGGATACCTTCTTGGAGGAGTGTGGGCAGGCGATGAACTCCGTATCCCGCGACAATTCCGCTTTGACTACGATGCTGAGACGGTGGAACCGCTCGTGGATATGATTCCACCGCACCAGGGTTGGCGGCAACGGCTCATCATGGGCGAACCGATGGCGCGATTTACGTTTTCCAGGATTGCGACGATCGATCAGTTCACGCCAGGGTACGCGGATCAATTGCTCGCGTGGAAGGATATCGATCGGCAGATCCGTGAGAATGATATCTGCGCCCTTCTGCTGACCACGCAAGATCCTGCACAGGCCTTCGTCGTCCGGCCCACTGGAGATAACAAGTGGCGGCGGAACAAATATACGATGGCGGAGCATCAAATATCGCTCGAGGAAGTTATTGGGCCATGATATGCCATTTGAGGAGGCTGACTAATGTTTGTCAATCCTAATACTGAGATCATCTCCTGCATGTCGTGTGGGATCTCTCACGCCTTACCTGTGGAGATTCGACAGCGTCTTGCGTCTGCACAAGGTTTCGCCGACCGTCATCTCGAGCATTCACTCACCTTTGGACGCATTGCCCCGCCAGGCGTCCATGCGCAGTACGGCGTCGCGTGGAACAGTGACGTCAAGATTGCCTTGCAAGCCGTGCAGACCATGACGGTCACAAATCTGCATTCGCTGGCCAATTCTGCTACGGCAGGTTGGCAGAGTGCTGTGGTTGATAATACCTCGAACTTATTTCTCGAATCCCTCGTACAGGTCGTGCTGGATTTTGCCAACACCGCTCCAGCGAATTCCAAGGCTGCGTTTGTCTTTGCCTATGGAGGGATTGAAACAGGGGTATACAGCAATCCGGCAAGTGGGACAGAAGGCGCGCTCACGCTCGTCGATGTGGATAGCAATGCACAGAATCTTCGGCTGATTGGCACGATGCCGTATACCACGGCTGATGAAGTCGTTGAATCTTCGCCAATGAGCGTTGCGGCTGCGTTCGGAGGCTTATTGCCTCCGTTTTGGGGCCTAGCCATCATGAACCGGTCGGGCGCTGCCCTTGCAGGGAGCGGTAATACGGTGAAACATCGCGGACTCTATACGACAATTATCTAGATTACCCGGTGACTTAAGCCGTGCTCGTTATCGGAAGCAAGCGTTGGACTGAGAAACCCCCACTCGGTATTGGGCTGAATCACAGCCTTCCCGCGGGAACACTCGGCCTGTGGCTCATGAATGAAGGTCTTGGTATTCGCAATATCCTACGCGAGGAATTTGGGGCTGTCACAGGCACACGAACCGCTGGCGTAGGTTCTCGCGGCACAATGCTGTCTCACACAGCAACGACTGCTCGATCTGATCTGTTCGCTGCAGCTATTGCAGCGAGTATCGTTCCTACGCAAGAGATTACGGTGTGTCTCGGTTATGAAAAACGAGATGCCACGCTTCGTAATAGTGGTGCGTTCGGTACTGGTAGTACCAATGCAGAACGGTGTGGCGTTCATCTTCCGTATACGGATGGCAAGGTCTATTGGGATTTCGGCGGTGTTGTCGAAGGTACCACGCGGCTGAGTATCGCTGGACTGACTACCTCTGATTATCATACCTGGGCATTCACCAGCGGGCCGCGTGGTATGGAAATCTGGCAGGATAGCATACTCCGCGCAGCCAATAGCAGTAATCCTACGAGGACGGCTTCAGCTTCAGCGTTTCGGTTGGGCATTCACCCAACTGGAAGTACCAGTGATCTCGCAAATTATTATTGGGTCTGGATCCACCGTTCACAAATGCCGGTACAAGTTTTACAGGATATTCTGCTTGATCCATACAACACGCTGTGCGCTCCTAAATCTCTATCGAAAAGGTTTTTCACGCCGAATATTGTAGTACCAGGCATATCTGTATTTGATGACGTACTTGGTACGGAAGACATCAGTTTAACATTGGCTGCTCAGGGTGAGATAAAAACTCACGATGATGATGATGTCGTAGACAACGCGGACGTATCTGTATCTCTCGCCCTATTGGTAGTGGACTCGAATATCTCTACAGATGACGTACAAATAGCGACAGCCACGGTATTGTTGTTTACATCGGACGATATTGTTACCACAGAATCCGTGGCATTTGGAACAGCCGTTATCGGCACCTCGATTACTGCAGCCGATATAGCAAGTATAACAGATGTCGCATCCGTTCAACTACCGGCTGTCCCTGTAGGTCCAGCTGTTCTCCTGATCGATGTTCCGACGATCACGGAATCCGTTGCTCTTGCCTTCAATCCAGGAACACCCTACGCATTAGATACTATTGATGTCACGGATTCAGTAACGCTGGCATTCTCCAATCTTCAGATTGATGTGTTTGATGATGCCAACACGACTGAAAGCTGGCAAGTCTTTGCCCTCACGCTCCAGGATACACAGGGCGGCACAGGTGGCGGAGCACCCACTGCAGTCTGGCGACCTGTCTGGCTCATTGATATGTCGCAAATCACCATTATCCCAGCACCGTATACGTCTGCTGAACTCAAATTCTCCAACGTCGATATCGAACAGTATCCGCCCTATAACGGTCGCATCCTTGATGATCCGATCATTGATCGTCAACTCATGGATACATTTTGGGGGTTCACGCAGGTCTCGACCGTCTCGTTCTCGCTGGCGAATGCCGATGGATATCTCACGAATCTGTTTACACACAATCTCCGTGACCAGCCGATTACCATCCAGCGATATGATATTGCCTCCGGTGTGACGGTTGAGGCTCTCTGGGCCAAGATTAGCAGTGTTGCGTTGGGCGACGGTGAAATTATTATTACCGCAGAAAGTCCAGCGCTCGAACTTTTCGAGCAGGAGATACCAAAGAAAGACGTTAACATCCGAGATTTCCCGTGGTCTGTCGGCGGTCCAGACGTCGGCAAAGTGATTCCCGTTGTCTTTGGCGATGCGAAAGCGGTTCCCATGGTGTACGTGTACGACGGCGTGACAGAGAACATTTATGAATATGTCCTTGCTGGGAATCTAACGATCAATGCGCTCTACCGCAATAAACCAGACGGATCACTTGAACTGATAGAGACCTCAGAATATCTGATCTCGACGGATCGGTACCCCGGGAATACATGTGTGCGTTTCCCGATCAGGCAACGGGATTTTAGCAATAACTTTCATCAGATCTATGCTGACGCATCCTCGAGTAGCCGGAACTTTGCTGATGCCATTGAGGAAGTCATTACCAATAGTGAATGGGGACTCAATCACCTCGTTGACCTTATTTCGTTCGGTGATGTTGCGCAGGCGCTCGAAGATCTTGGATTACTGTGTGATGGATTCCTGAATACGAAACTCCAAGCCCAAGCTGTGCTGAATAGCCTTATGATTGTACGCGGAATGCGTCTGGGATTCAATGCCTCCGGACTCATTACCCTGGCAGCAGATACCGCACCAGCCGTCATTTCAATGCAGATCCGCGACGGGACTGGTGATGGAGAGCGAAATATTCTGAAAGCCGGGAAAAAGGCTATCGTTGATTCGAAGAATGCGATCTCGACCTATATCGTCAATTATCGTCTTGATGGGACAAAGGATACCTATCTCTCCAAACAGACACGCGTGGTCACCGGCATTGGAAAAGAGAAATCTCTCGACGCCCCATTTATTTGGGATCACGTCACGGCGGATAAGGTCACAGACTACTTGGCGAAGCGCGAATTCTATGGCCAAGTTACATGTGATTTTGAAGTCACTCAGGAAGCACGCCGCCTCATTGAGGGAAATCTTGTTCGCGTATTCTATACCCCGTGTGGCTATGCTAACGACATCGTTGAGATTCGCCAGGTACAGAAACGGCGAGAAAGCATCCAAGTGGTAGTCGTCGGCTGGGATCAATCGATCTACGTGTATACACCAGGAGTACTCCCGATTGATACACCACCTGGTACGCCACCTGGCAGTCCGCCGCCGGCACCGCCGCCTGGTACTGGACCACCTCCAGGTACATGGAATCCTCCACCGCCGCCAGGAGGGACACCGCCAGGAGGTACACCATTCGGCAGCATCGCTATTCCACGTCCTGGTGGCCTTGAAATTCCAGGGCAACGTCT